CTATTTATATTTTTCCCTTCGCTCTAGCCCTATGTTTGTTGACTATACTTCTGGTCTTCGCCTCCTTCGTGCCCTGTCTTCTATATCTCTGACCTAGGTCACTCGTAGGGTGTTTCTCTGCGATACGACTTAGGTGGTCTTTCCAACCACTGTCCGTCTTACTATCAATCTGACCCACACTCGATACTATGTTCATCTGTGTTGGTGGTAGTAGGTTGATGTGTCTCTTCCTCTTATGTTTCTCCATCTCTGATATGGACATCAACTCCTCTGTAATCTCACCAGTCTTCGTATTCTCAAATCTATATGTTGGCATTAATCGTGTTCTCCTCCAGGGTCATTCTTTGGTAGTGCCACCTTATATACGGCGCCATCTTTACCACGATATATCACACTACCTCGTCCTCGACTTGCGGTGTTATACCCGTCTTTAAATCTATACATTCTCTCTGTGGTCACAAAGGTAGCCACGGTCACTACTATCGCTAGTATCAACACAAAGTGTGCCACCACGCTGATTCCAAAGACATACCATGATGAGAAGAATAATGAAAAGGTGATACACCACATCCATGCCAGTATCTGTAATATCAAGTGTCTGACCTGTAGGTCTGGTATATGTCTCAATGGGTTGTGGTTGAAGTTCATCACACCATCCCAACTATTCACAATAAAATTTCTCATAGTCCCTCTATCTTATATTTCTTAATTACATTAGTTGATGGTATCACGGTCGAGTTACCACCATCTGCCAATTCACCCTTGTCATCATAGTTATAATCTGACATGAGTATATGGACCTTCTTATCACTCTTCACCAACCAACCTGTCGAAACACAGATAGCAGGTTTTGAGTTTTGTATATCTTTAAGTTCTCTCCAACCACTATCTGATTGTATATCTTCCCAGTATATCAGGTAGAAATCAAAGGTGAAAGGTATTGGCGGTTCCTCTTTACGGAATGTTTTATTTTTTGGTTTCACTTATCTTCTCTCCAATCGCATATAACATCACCGCAATAAACATCAATATCAATAATATACTTCCCAATAATATATTCGTTATCATACCATACTCCCTGCGACAAACCACTCTGGCACGTCTCGTTTAGTCCACTTCGCAAATGAACTCTTTGCTTCTATATAGTATTTCTTGTAGGAAGCGATACTGTCGCCAGGGACGATACATTGTGGATAATGTGACATCGCAGGTGGTGGTTGTCGCCAACCCGCACCAATGTTGTTAGGTGCCTTCTCTAGTATCTGGTTGAGTTTCATATTGGTAGAATGGACCTTACCATATCTGTGTGTGTATTCATGCCCTAGTTTCTTAAACAATCTGTATAACCATAAGTATTGTTCTTTAGTCTCTCTTGCCCACACAGCAGATGGGTGATGATAATGAACAGCCTGGTATAAAATATTTTGTCTTCTATCATCTTCCATTATGTAACGCCAAGTCTTACGACCCGTCTTACTTCGTGCCTCTGTCTTAACACCATCATTCATTCTATGTGCCGTAGATAACAACTGACCATACTCGACAATCATCTTAACCACATGTTTATCCAGATGTTGTCGAGCGCATTGTTCTTGGTCATGCGAAAGATAAAAGATATTCATACTTACTCCTTGTCTAGTTTACTAAAAATTTCGTCTATAGTCTCCTCGATAGATTTCAATGAACCGTCAATCTTGTCCAGTTCAATCTCTATCCTTATAATGTTAGTATCGTCTCTGGGTGGTGGCATAGAAAGTAATGCCATGGTACCAAAGAATACCAAAACTATAATCAGTAATAAATTGTCTCTTATTGTATCATATAATAATCTCATAGTCAAGCCCTTATTTAAAAAAGTTTTCAAGTGAAGATTGACCCATCGTTGCCTTCTGCCTAGGGGTCATTCGTTTTAATTTCTCGCTTTCTTTATACCAACTCTCCGCGGCACCCTTTATCATGTTAGTATATTTAAGATAATAACCTGTGCCTGCCTTTAGTTGTTCTTTATCAATGAGTTCTTTGTGTGGGTGTGTTATGTCGTCCCACTTGGATAATATCTTCTTACATATATCATCGAACATGCCATCTGATAGGACATGTTTATCCTTCTCGTAGTATAGGTAACTGGACATCATGTAGAATGCCACACACCTATCTGGACTAACCTCTTCTAACTTCATACTGCCCCATTTGTTTCATTAGTTCTCTTAACTTCTCTTCCCATATATAATTTAGGTCTGTCTTCTTGGCGATATGTGCCTTCAACACCTCGACCCTCTTCCAAAATAAGTGTATATCATCATTAAACATAAGAGTACCATCCTGTTGCTATGTATTTTACTTCGTTACTTGTTTTACCACGGTGGGTAAATGGCCATGTGGCAGGCCAGATTACTGTTAATCCTTTCTCTGGTTGTATCCCTACTTTTTGATACATGAACTCAGTTTCACCACCATCATTAACAGTATTAAGATAAGTCATAAAGACTAGGTGACGTTTCATATCTTTACCAAGTCCTGCGTTCTCAAAGTGCCATGTTGGAAACCCACCGCCTTTAGGATACTTTTGAATATTATAACCCTCTACCATACCCCATGAGGCATGACCTTGATTACACATTGGATATTGTTCCTTGTATTGATTAAGGATATGTTGTAGTTCGTGTTTGTATGTTAATAAGGGTTGTCTATTATCATTGGCATCAATACCTAAGTCATAGGAGTTCTTTTTGTTTAAATCAATCTCGCCACTTTCAACAGCACCAAGAGAACCTCTCTCAACATCAGGATTATTATCAAAGAAATCTATCAGTTGGTCACACACGGATATGTCTTCGATGTATTGACCCATGATAAAATCTTTATATATCATACTTACCCTCTATGTTATATTTGATTAACTGTTTAACTAATTTAGTATAAGTTGGTTTAGAGGCATACAGAGTTAGATGGTCTGCCAGTTCATAGGCATCCGCACCGTTATCTCGTGCTTCTCTCAGATCCTCATATGCCCATACCTCGTTGAGTATTCGAACATAATTTCTTACACTATCGCATTTTGTTTCATACACTTTCACACCCCAACCAATCCATTTGGTCTGGTCCCATGTGATTGGTAGTAACCATTCCTCGTCTTCGTTGAATGTCCTGATACCAAATAGATTATTACCTTCGTTGGCAAATCTACTTGTACCCCAACCAGTCTCTAGGGCTGCCTGTGCGATTATCAATGCTTTAGGGATTCTCTTTGCTTCTGGTATATCTTTGTAAACATGGTCAATACAATTAGATAAAGAATATACGAATACATCTTTACCACCTGTCGTATTTACTATGTAATTAATTGGTTCAACCTTTACGATTGGTGCGGGAGTATTATCAACTTTACCATCATAAAAATCATTACAACCATCGTCCGTACATCTGTGTTTATTGAACTGGTCGTTGGCAACTGCGAAGGCAATCAACCCTGCGATAACAAAAGTAATTGAAAAAAATTTCATATAAACCTCCTACTATTTATTCGCTTGTTCTTCTATCCACTTTTCGTACTGTTCCTCAGTTAAAGTTTCAAGGTATTCCTCTTGGGATAATAGTGCTAAGTTACTCATCTTTGACATTATAGAGCCTCACTTTCATGTACTAATGATTTAAAGTCGCCTCTGTCAACCAGGACGTGACTTCTTAGTTTATGACCTTCATAACATGATGGTATAAATCCAACATCAATTTGGTCAGCGTCTTTTAGTATCGATAGTAATTTCTCTAAGTCAGTATTCACATCACCATCGTTAGTCTGGTCAGCGATGTTTTTAATTCTTTTCATAATTTCAAATTTTTCAAGTCTCATAATGTATCTTTCGTTGTTATTATGGGTATAATATATACCAAAACAAGCGATTTGTCAACATAAATCGACAATAAAAGTGAAATTAAAAGTGTTGTTTTTCAACAACTTACTTGTTTATTCGCATAAAGTTTTCGTCCCAACCAAAGGCCTCACGTACCAGGTTAGATGTTAACCCCTTATAGTGTTTGTTCAACTCGTTATCCTTAGCCTGGATCAATAACTCTGCCTCTTCAGCAGATAAACCCTCTAACATCTGGATAAACATGTTATCTCTTTTCATCTGGGATAGTTGTGGGTTACCACCTTTTAGGAAGTGAAACATTCTCTTCACCTCTTGTTTCAACCATGTGTGTTCAGTACCCAGTGGTGCTTCGTTTGGTTTGTATGGTGGTTTGCCTTCTGGCATTAACCATTCACACTTAGGGTCGAAAGCGCCCTTCAAAAACATTCTTAATTCATTCGTATCATATCTTCGTAGTATCTCAATCTTACCTGGTTTGTCTTTCTTATTATTGACTTTGGTAAGTATCTCGTGGTACGAAAGGTTATAATTATCAGCCATCTTAAAACTCCTCTATCTTTCCAATCAATGATTGTAAATCATTCTTAATTAAATAGGGCAATATTGCGTTCTTGCCCTGTGGTTCTTTTTCTTCATACTGTTTATATATATCATCTTGGATTTCTTGTGGTATGAAATCAAAGTCTATAAGTCTCTGATTACGTTGAAAGTTCCTAAGATGGTACTCATTACAAAATTCTTTTGGGTCTTCACCTCTCATCAACGTATCAATCCAACCCACAAGTTTCTTCTTCATTATAGGTTTAGATTTTATACCATTGATGAAGGTATCATCTGGTGATAGATAGTTTGGTATGCCATCACCGGGGTCACCTCGTAGTATATGTTCGTAGATATACTCCTGTGGACTATCTGTCTCGTAAAACTTTTTCAATACTGGTGAGTATTGTGCTACGTTAGGGTATTTCTGTAGTTGTTGGAAATCTTTATCACTACTGATAATTAGAGATTTACCATCAACGTTCTTCTTCACACAAACAGCGATGATATCATCTGCCTCTACACCATCTAACTTGATGGTCTTGTATGGGAAGTTTTCTTCTATCTCTCTACGAATGATATCCATATACTCATAGATTAAATCTGTGTTAGTATGGTCCTCATCTTCTCTGCGTTCCCTACGTTTGGCTTTATATGCCGGGAAGATATCTCGTCTCCATGGGTGTTTGCCATCGACAGCGATAACAACTTCTGGTCCATATTCTTCTTTGTATTGATGGACATAACCACGGATACTATTCAGTATCATGTATCTTGCCATTTCTGGTGTTGGTAAGTTACCCTCTTGTTTTAGGGCAATAACTAAGTTAGCAATCGCTATCTGTGAATAATCAATCAGTATCATCTAGGTCAATCTCGCTTTCAAATTCAACGTCATTATCTGTTAGTTCAGTTGTGTTAGTCGTTATCTCCGTGCCTGAATAATTGGCAACGGAGTATTTCTTCTTACCCATCTTCTCAACGTACATCAAGTTATTGGTGACATCATGGAATGGGTGTGAAATATCTAACTCTCTATAAACCATGCCACGGAATGCCTCTAGGAATATACCAACATCTAAGAATGTTTTATCCCCATTAGACTTTCCAATATCCATACCCTCATTCTGTAGAGAACCAATGACCTGTATGACCAGGTCGTCAGTAAGGGAGTCCGCATATTGTTTAGATTGTGTATCTAATATCTTTTTCTGCGTGGTCTCTACCTTATTGACTTTTATTTCTTCTCCACCAGGGAATGCTAATACTTTTGCGTTCATAGTTTATTGCCTGCGAAATTAATCTTACCTTCATTAATTAAGTGTTCTCGTAGGTCTGTGAATCCACCTATGAGTTTATCATCTTCCATTATCTGAGGCATACTTCTTACAGGTTTGCCAATCATTTCAAACATTTGGTCTAGGGTGACGGTATAGTTACCTTCTCCACCCTCAGTTGATGTGCCTAAGTGATATGTCTCGTATGGGATATTGAGACTATCTAACAGTCCCTTCGCCCTCACACAAAACTGGCAATTAGGTTTAGTAAATACTTTGTACATCTTATATTATCTCCTTCACTTCGAATATACTATTTATAATGGTACGTTGGTGATGGAATAGAGGCACAATATACTAATCAATATTGCCGTCATTATCGCTAGGTTTATCCATTTCATATTAGGGCTTCTACCTCTTCCTTCGTCAATGGTTTATCATCTTGTCCCTGTATGGGTTCAACTTGGTCTGATAGTAATTTCTCATTGACCGTTTTCTCTTTCTCCCACCATGCCTCTTGGTCTTCTTCGTTACCAGATTGTGGTGTCTTCTCAGGCCATGCGGTGTTACCCAGCCATGCGTCTGCGAGGTTCTTCCAGTTAATCTTGTATGGAAGATTTAGGGTCGACATTTCTAGTAAGAAACTTGCCTTCCTCTCATCAGTTTTGTAGGAGTTAAATTCTTTTCTTATATCTTCGATAGATAGAGTGTTTTCAAGTATTTGTTTTTTAGTAGCCATAATGTATTACCTTCCTATATCTTTTATGTCTTTACGTCCAACTACCATAGATGGACCCTTGTTGTAAGCAGGAGCCACTGTGAAGTTCTTACTTACTTCTATCTTGACGTTAGAAACTGGTTTGGTGCCCCCGGAGAGACTCGAACTCCCAACCTGATGATTACAAATCAACTGCGCTTCCAGTTGTGCCACAGGGGCGTAGGTCTTCAACTTACCAACTTGGTCTAGTGGTAAGGTAACTCGTGGTTTTCTTAATCGTCTGTTTGGATCAATACCCATAGACTTCAATAACTTGTCTTGTTGTTTCTTTGCCTCATAGTATGACTTGTTCTTAACAACTCTTTTATACTTACGAGGAGAAGTGTTATGTGTGTATATAAATGCCATGACGTATTATATCATAAACTTGACCAAAAGTCAAGCCTAAAGATTATTAAGGGTCCTCTCAATTCTTTCATTCTCTAACCACTTCTCATATGGATCCTGGTGTTCTGGAGCATACTCTTTCTCCGTCTCGTCAATTCTTCTTTGAGCATTGTTGATAATGCCTCTGACGGCACCCATAACAAAACCTAGATTTTGTTCAGCAGTCCAGGATTTACTTTCGTCTCCCTCTCCTACCTCTAATAGTTTCTCCATCTTTTCAATCAATTGTAAATCGTCAATCATTATGCCCTCCCATAATCTTTTTGTACCATGAACTCACAATCTTGTCCATAGTTGTGAAAGTAATCGTCATCAAAGGTGTAGTCATATACATCTTTGTATTTCTTGTAGTAATCTTCATCATCGACAATATAACACTTAGATGAAAAACATTGGTCTTTATCAATCTGTATCTCATCATAGGACATTCTATTCTCGTCATTCATTTTATAGAAAGCGTCACAGGCTATCTTTTTCTCCGCAAGTCTGTACGGTGTATATTCATTAATCTCTGAGTAAGGAACATTTCTCATAACTGTCCAAGAGTTATCAAAATGACCACCCTCGTGTTCCCTGTCGTAATAACTTCTGGTATAAACTATGTGAAACATTATAGTACCCCCCACATAATAATCACATATACTATAGCGATTACGAATACATATGGAGCAAGTTTCCACGCAAGTCTAAGAGCCGCTAGAACTATTGAAAAGAAGATTCCAATACCTAGAGCAAATCCAACTAAAAACATTATAAGAATAAATGGTTCAATCATTAGACAGCCCCCAAAGCAAGTTGTTCATTCCACTGGTAAAATCCAAACCAGATAATCAAGGCGAAAGTTATATAAAATAATATAATTTGTTTTTTGTTTTTCATAATACATACAGTTATACACGGAAATACCATGAAAGTCAATAAAAAAATTAAAAAAAAGTGAAATTAAAAG